ACTTTTTCATAGAACCAACAATGATTTTTTTCTCAGTTGCGGCAGTAGCATATGGTTGTTCAATAGTGATAGCAAATCTTTCAAGGAAAGCTTCGTTTAAAACATTCGTTCCGATAAAACGTCCATCTTCTGAACCTTTACCTTTAGTGTTAGCAGTTGCCATCACGTTAAAACCAAGTTTAGGAGTAATCCATTTATTGACTTTTTTGAGATAAACACCTTTACCTTCAAGAACAGGCTGTAAACACATCAGTTTGTTAGAACCAAGGTCACACTCATCAAGAAGTAAAGTACAACCACGTTCCATAGCCTCAATAACAGGGCCAGGCACAAACTTAGTTTCACCATTTACTAAACGAAAACCACCAAGTAAATCATCTTCATCAGTTTCGATAGTGATGTTTACACGAATAAGTTCTTGTTTCATGTCAGCGTGAATCTGTTCAATCATCAATGTTTTACCATTACCAGATAGACCAGTAACAAAAACAGGATAGAACAAACCAGATTTGACAATCTGTTTAATAGTTGAGAAATGTCCCCAAGGAACAAAGCCTTCAAACAAAGCTGGAACTAAATTTTGTTTTTCCATATTAGTCGCCATTAAATTGACTACAGCAGAAGATGATTCTATTGGTGTAGTTGTGATTGTAGTAGGAACAGTTTCCTCACTACTAGTTGGTAGTTTAAACTGATTGTATCCTACTTTACATTTTTTTCTAAACCAACCAGCTACTGGAACATCTGCTTTTTGTGATGCTTCAATTATCTGTTTTTTAGAAATAGTAGAACCAACACCAAACATCTCAGATGCGGTATCTACAAACAATTGTTTTCTAGGTGATAAATTCATTATATAATCCTCTCAAAATTTTCATCATATATATATGCTAACATGATTCGTTAGCAATGTCAAGTACTTTTTTTATCAAGCAACCATTTTAATAAAGTTGTTTAATACTGGTCTACTTGTTAACTTACCAGAAGTCATTTTTCCAAATGCTCTTTTTAGTTGAGCTTTACTAGCACCAACTTCAACATCTAATTCATCAGTATCAGTTGATACACCACCAAGGCCAGGCAATAAATAAAGTTGGTCAAATCCTTGACCCTTTTCAATTACTAATACGTTATTTTTTTTAAGTTCTTGTATTTTAGCAGGAATTTCAGAATACCCAAAATAACTATACAAGTCACCTTTTTTGATTGTACCATTTCTACCAGAACCAGCGACAAAGAAGTTTACGATATTCATATCTGGAACTCTTTTTCTCAATAGCTCAAGCAACATACCTGTTTGACCTTTCCACAAATCTTTTTTATTGGTTTCAACTGATTTACCTGTAACAGAGTCAGTAATAATAGTAGTGCCACTAAAATAAGAAGACATACGTCCTTCACCCATAACATCACCATTTTCAGTTTCATGTACATGATGTACATCACTCATACTATCTCCAGCACCATCAGTAAGAAATACAGTGTGAAGTTTTTGAACACCTGTAGATTTTTTGTACTTAGGAAGAATATCCATCGCACAAATGATTGCATCATTTAATGGTGTTGACCCTAAACCAAAACCTCTAGGTTCTGAATATGGATGACCAACTTCACGCCAATCTTTATAACCACCCCATCTTGAAGCATACATATTTAAATTATGCATCATAGTTTGGATTTCATTCTTATTCATTTTACTTGAGAAAAATTGTAACAAGTTAACTCTTAACTTATACTCACCAGATTTTGGAGTTGTAATTTTACTAAAATTATCTTCATGAACACCTAAAGAATTAGGAGTACCATAAGAATTACTAAATGCAAAAACTTCAAAAGGTATTTTTACTTGATTACAGAACCAAATAATATTGTATAGCTGGTTTAAAGTTCCTTGAAGATTGTGAGCCATTGAACCAGACCAATCTAGGAATAAAACTAGACCATGATTTGTAGCGCCAGGCAAAGTAGTAATTTTTGCAAACAGATCATCATTATATTTGTAAGTATGTAATTTACTCATATTGAGAGAACCAGTTTTTGAAGTAGAAGCACGAGAATATAAATCTGCAGCTTTCTTCATTTCAAATTCTTTAACCAAATATTGGACAATTTTTTTACTAGATTTTTTAGTCGATGCTAATTCTGATGCAGTATAATTAAACCATCTTTCATCAGTACTTTTTTGTTTTGTATACCAAGTACCCCAGCTATCAAGTATTGATTTATATGAAACAATTACTTCCTTTGTATTTACTTTTGGAGTAAATGTATATTGTCTATCCGATGCAGTACTATCTAACATATTTTGAATGTTATTAGAAGACGCTTTATCAGTAGACGCAGTAATAGGTGTTTCAGAACTTTCTCCACCATCAGCTTGACTTTCTCCAGTACTTTCTTCAGATGAGTTATCGTCTGACTCTTCACCTGATTTTTCTGAAGAAGATGCAGAACCAACATCATCTGATTCTTCATCAGACTCTTCTGAACTGGCAGGAGAAGAAGGAGTCGAACCCTCATTTTCAGATTTGGAATCTGTCGTGTTACCATTGTCACTATTCTCCTCTAGCTCCTCACCTTTATTTGAAGGCATAGGTGTGTTAGAAGGCATTGTACTATTATCATCAGATGATAACATATTTTCTGATTGTGAATTTTTAGGCATATTCTGTTCTTCAGAATTATCTTCTTTTTGATTTTGAACCATATATTCATAAAGTTCTTTTGCAAGCTCAAGTACATCATCTGGTGTAACAGTATTGTTTGCTTTTTCTACCCAGACTTGTTCTTCTGAAGAAAAAGGAACACCAACGTGATGTTTATAATGAAGATTTATTCTATCTATCAAATTAATTTTAGAAATATCTATGTTTAAAGTTTCAAAGAAATTGTTTCGAATAAGTTCTCTGTAACCTCGTCTAAAGACTTTAACTGAGCCAGGATATTTGTTTTGTGCAAGTTTTTCAATACGAACATCTTCTAGAACATTGACAAATGAAAACTCAATATTTTCTTTTGTAGCACGTTCTAACAGTTCTAAAGGCGTCCAAAGAGCATGACCTATCTCATGGACAGTCATTAGGTCTTGAATGTCTTTACTCATTTCCTTCCAAATAGGAAGGGATAATTCACGATTTTTAACATCAAACATTGCTGTTGATTGTTTTCTGTGAATTACATGGATATCTTCTTCAGCAAGAAGTTTTGCGAGTGTCGATAAATTTTTCATTAGTTTTTGTCCTCATCACTTGACTATACTTATATGCTACATGATTCGGGGGGCAATGTCAAGGCATTTATAAAAACCAATGAAATCAGTGGCTTACTATCACGGCTCTCTATCTGATTTGTTTTTTTTGAAGGCAATCTGCCAAGTGATTCGTTTTTGTGATATGTTCAATAAATACATCATAACCCTCGGACATTGGGTCACATATTTTCTCAAGCCCCACTGAGCAACGTCCTGTGTGGTGTAAAACACCCAAATAAGGACATATTACAGACATTACATTCTCCCATAAAATTTAGTGTTCTTTGATTGTATTCTATCAAACAGATACCAACAGCAATTATCTTTACCAACACTTTTACTATTTTCTATCCACTTTACACGACCAATACTTACAATTTTTTTCAACATTCCCATATAAGGAATACTTTGTTTAGTATGTATCCAATCTGCATCAAACAATAACCAAGTAGGTCTAAAGGCAGTAAAATATTCTATCATTGGATGTAATAAACTTCTGTCCCATGGCGGATTTGTAATTATATAATCTGCCTCAAATAAGTCGTCTATGTTTATTTCTCTAAAATGTCTAGTTAAAATATTATTTGTTTGTGGCTCCAAATCACTAGCCCAAGAACACCAACCATCCGTCATTGTTTCAATACAATTTACTAAAGCACCATCGCCTGCACAAGGTTCTGCAAAAGCAAATTGTTCTTTAGGTAAATGTTGAATTAAGGGCTCAACAGCTTTACTTGGCGTTGGATAAAAGTCACGTTCAACTCTTTCAAAGTCACTACGTTTCCCCATTATACTGCCACATGACTAAAGTTCCTTATCTTCTCAAATTTAATTGTATCTCTAAATTTGTCAGCGAGTGCATCTTGTTTATGACTGATTACAAATACATTTTCTCCACTTAATGTATTCAGTATCTTTAGAAACTCATCTGTTCCAGTACCATCTAATGAACTATCAAATATTTCATCTAACATAAGTAGATTACAATTTGTAGAGTTTTTCATCTTAGCAATGGCTCTCCAAGTAAAGAGTAGTGCAAGGTCAATTCGCATTTTCTCCCCCTCACTAAATGATGCATAAGAAAACTCATCACGATATCGTGACTTGATAGTTTCCTCAAAGTTTTCATCAAGAGTAAAGTTTACATAAAACTCCATCGATGTAAGATACTTGTTAATCAGTTTATTCATTATTGGTAGATACTGTTTAATAATCTTGGTCTTGATACCAGTATCTTGTAACATAGTTCTTGCAGCTTCTGAATAAACTTTGTCTTCTCTTAGTTTGTTTTTCTGTTGTTCATAAAGTAAAACTTCAGCTTTAAGTTCTTCTAGCTTGTCAGTATCAGAAGTTACAGCACCATCAGTTTTAAATTGTTTTATTTCTGTCTGCAATTGTGTGTTAAACTTTTCCAGCTCTAGAATTGACGAATCAATTTTTGCAATATCAACTTGACATTTTCTAATCGTATCGGTAATTGTTTTGATTTCTTTTCTTCTATTACTTACCTTATCTAGTTCATTCTTTAATTGTTTCATACCATCTTGAAGATTAGACGCATCTTTTTCTTTATGTAAAATCATAGAAGATTTAAACTGTTCATCAATGTGTTGCTCACAAGTTGGGCAGTCTGTATTGTCCTCAAAGAATTTTATCATGTGAGTGTGTGTCTTATGTTTTTCCACAAGAGTAGATTGTATATCTTTTAGTTTTGTACTTTTGGTTTCTACTGATAGCTTATCATCAATAGAAGTAATAGCTGTTAGATAATTATGTTCTAATATATTTCGTTCATTAGTTCTCTTAGAAACTTCTTCTTCGTTATTGTTGATAAGTTCTTGTTTTTGTTGAATAATTTTTTCTTTATTTTCTTTTAAGTCTAATATATGATTTTCTTGAAAGCTTATCTTTTCAGAAGTTAAATCATACTTATATTCAATATTTCTAATATCTTCTACAATAGTTTTAATCTTTTGTTTTAAAATCATATTCATAGTAGAGAATATTTGAATATCTAAAATCTCTTCTACAACTTCTCTACGATGTCTAGCCTTTAATTGCATAAAAGGCACAAATGTTGAACTACCAAGAATAACCACTTGTGTAAAAGAACGATAGTTTAGTTTAAGTATCTGTTGTTCAAGAATCTTTTGATAATCTCTTACGTTTGCTTCTAGGTTTAACATAATACCATTTTGATAAATCTCAAATTTATTTGGTTTAATAGAACGCATCACCTTGTAGTGTACTGTTCCAATCTCAAATTCAACTTCAACAATTGTAGCTGAATTGTTAATAGAGTTTATCAATTGATTCTTACTGATACTACGAAATGGTTTACCAAACAATCCAAAACACAATGCATCAAGAACTGTGGATTTACCAGCACCGTTCTCACCAATGATAAGTGTAGTGGGACTATTGTCTAATTGTATTTCGGTAAAGTTATTGCCTGTGGAAAGAAAGTTTTTCCATCTTACATATTTAAAATTAATCAAAGTTCTAAATCCTGAGCTTCAGTGTATAGTTGTCGTTGTAAATTAATAAGTCTTCCCTTGTCCAATGTGGTATCTAACTCCTCAATGTACTTACCGAGCAACGTCATTGTGTCTTGTGTATTTTCTACTATATCGTCTGATACAGTATTTGCATCTAAATCAGAAAAATCTTCTATGATTTTAACTTCGTGACAGTCTGCCTTTAGTATTCTATCAATAAACTGGTCAAATTTATACAAATCTTTCTTATTTACAACAATAACTTTAACATAATTATTTTTATGTTTACTTACGTCATATTTTGTATAATCATTTTGTGTGTCATCATAATAAATTTTGTTGTGAATAGTAAGTGGGTTTATTATTCTTTCAAGTTCTCTTGTTTGCGTATCAAAAACATGAAATCCTTTTCTATCATCACAGTCAGACCAATAAAATTCATACGGAGCTCCCAAATAAAATATATGACCGTCATCGGACTTATGGTGAAAATGACCAGAGAAAACAGTATCAAACTTTCCAAAAATGCTTTTATTAATTCCATGTTCGTTTATCAATCCTTTTGCCATTGCAAAACCAGCAACCTCTAAATGACCCATGCAAACTTGAGCATTTGTGTTTTCAATCATTGTTAGAGTATTAGCATGATTTTCATTATTAATCCAAGGTACAAACAGTATAGGTGTATCATCAAACAATACAGTTTCAGCTTCTGGATAAATATGTATCTGTTCATATCTATCACCAAAAAGTTCAGCCACAGAATTTACATCATTTGTATTTTTATAATAAGTATCGTGATTACCAATCAAAACATGAAGTTCTATACCCAGTTCTATAAACTGCTTGACAAATCGTTCACGAACATCTTTTGCTGTTCGGTATGAAACAAATTTACGTCTGTCCATAATATCACCCAAATGAATACAATGAGTAATATTATTTTCTTTTAAGTATGGAAAAAATTGTTTTTCATAAAACTGGTAGAAATATTCATTAAAGTTTACATTATCATTTCTTGCACCAAAGTGAGTGTCGTTAATTATAGCAATCTTCAACCATCTAGCTCCATAAAATTTTCTAAACCTTTTGGGGTTTTGTTTGTATCTTTTTTCTTTGGTTTATAAACAGCCTCATCAGGCACCATTACATTTATATCAAATCCACTAACTTGATATTGTCTGTCATCATGTGGATTTGTGACCCAAGGTATAAACTCTTGTTTTTCAATTAATCTATGTTTTACATGAGTTTGTTTTTTCTCTTTTTGAATCCTACGAATAAATGCATAATATATTATTTGAGTAAAATATGCAAATGGATTGTTTGATTTTTCTGGATTAAAATTATGAAGATATTGAAGACAATTTTCAATACCATCTGAGATCATTTCTTGTTTATATGTGTAGTTAATAAAGTTTGGTCTAAAAGAAAGTCCATTTGCAATTTTAAGAAAACATTCGCCTATATAATTTGAAACTCTAGGTTTTTCTTCACCCATTTCTTCAGCTTCACGACATTCTTCTTTCCACTCTTTCATGGCTTCTAAGAACCTTTTATTGTCCACATAATGTACACCTTTTTTCTTAGGTTTTCGGGCCATATCTATATTCCTTATTAGCAGCTTCATCTAATTGTTTCATTACTTCTTCTGTAAAGTAAGTCTCTGGATCGTTCATAATTGTTTTACCAAATTGAGTCTTACCGTTTGGTAGTTCAATACGAGTAGATACTTGTTTAAATATATCATATTTAACTGCAAGATCAATTAAACCATAATATTTATCAAGACCCTTTTCATATGATAGACGAACATCTACCATCTTGTTCTCAATAGTCAATCGTGATTTGTGATTCTTACAATGTACAATATTACCAACAACCTCTGTACCGTCCTTATCTTTTTTCTTAGATAGGAATATAATAGATGAGGCTGCATATTTCAGTCCAGAACCACCACCCATTTCTTTTGTTGGGAACATAGAACCCATCGAATCATATGTGTGATTTGTGACAATCATTGGTACTTTTGCTTTACCCAGCTTCAGAGTTAGTACTCTAAATGCAGCTTTAAGAACTTGAGCCCGTGTCATATCTCGTGTCTCTTTACCATCAGCAGTATCTTCCACTTCTTTAGTAGTAGACAACATACCTAACGAATCAAGACATAACATCATAGGTTTACGATCAGATTCTTTTTGTTGCATATATGAATCTAATACCTTGAGTGATTGTGTACGAAACTCTTGTACTGTTGTAACAGGAAGAATAACCATACGATTGGGATCAATACCTCTTTCAACTACCATTGATTTTGTAATTGCACTTTCACTTTCAAAGTAAAGTACACCAGCATCTGGATTTGCATCTAAGAAGTTTTTAACCATTCCCATAATAAAGAAGGTTTTACCTGTTGCACTTTCACCTGCTATTGCAGTAATCTTATTTGATGGAAGACCACCATATATACTACCACTTAACAGAGCATTAAATATGTAACTTCCAGAGTCGATGAAACTTTCTACATCACCAGCTTCAACTCCATCACTTACTAATGCAGCATATTCATTTCCCACATCCTTTAGAACTCTTTTCAAAAAGTCATTCATTATATATCACCTTCTTTTCTACTTGCAGAACGCAATGCATCAAAGCCGCCAGGATAACGATCAGATAACTTTGCTACATTTATGTCTATAATTTCTTCAAAAGAAGTATCTAGTGCCATGCAAGCCTGTGCCATGTACCAACATATGTCTCCTAATTCAGAACGTAGATGTCGAATTGTATCTTCATCAATCTCTTTACCTTGAAACAAAACCTTCTTTACAATGTCATTGAACTCACCTACTTCACCAGAAAGTCCAATAGATGCTGTTAAAAGTCTAGAGGTATTCATACCCTGTTCTTCCATGATACCAATACAATTAATCATATCATCAGTATTTTTTGTTGGGTCACTACTGACCGTATCAACAAAGTTAATATAGTCTGTCAGGTTAGTCATTTATATGTCACGCTGCATATCTGCGGCTTCATCAATAAGTGTAGTAATCTCATCAACAGTATTGCATAAAATCTTTACAGTTTGATATTCGTCATCATCATCTCTTCCACTAATTTCAAACATGAATCCATTGTCATACATATTAACCATAAATTGATCACTTACTTTTGAAATTTTATCACCGATTGTTGTAATTGCGTTTTGTACCATATTATATTTCTCCTACTAATACGTTTTTTAATTTATTCCCTTTATAATACACTAAATTAGCACCAATGTCAAGAGTTAATTTAATATAATTTATTTATTTTAGGGGTTGACAAGGCTACCTGTTATGTGTATAATAGGTATTGTACCTTCTTCAGAATAATAAGAATAGTATTAATGTATTGTATCAGATTCAAACATGTCTAGAAACTCTTCCATCTCTTCAAAATGTTCTTCTTCTTCAATCATATTAAGTTCTTCTTTTGTTGGTCGGGAAGCTTTAATATTAACTTCCTTTGATACCATATTATCTATATTATGTATTACATGTTCATAGTATCTACATAATCCTTCGGATGCTGGTGTCATAATAACAACAGATGTTTTTTCTATTTTAAAGAAAGGCTCATCAGAATAAGGTTGTATCCATCTAGATAAACCTAAAGATTCAACAACTCCCTTATCTGTAATTTTATTAAAGGTATCCATCTTCAAGGGAGAAGTTACTTTTAATTGTTCTGGATTTTCACTTTCAGTAATAGTACAAATTATATTTTCACCGTTTGAAAGCTTTATAACTTGTGGAATCATATTGTTACCCTGTCTATTTTATAATTAAATTGTTCTTCTTTATAGATATTTATTCTTTCATAAAAGTGTCTTAATGTAAAATTTCTTCTGGTCTTATAAGTTAGATCATCAGATATATCAAAAAGTTTTACATCACTTTTATCTTTACTTTGCCTTAGTCCCCGACCTATACTTTGTAATACTCGTATTCTACTTTTAGATGGACTTGCAAAAACAATATTGTGTATGTTACGAATATTTATGCCTGTAGAAAAAGTACCATATGAAGCTATAATAATTGCATCCTTTTCATTTTCAGTGATAGCACGAATGTTTTCTCTTGTTTCTGTATCAGTTCCACCATACACAAAGAATACTTTTCTATCAAACTTCTTGATTTCATTATACAATAAAACACCATGTTTGTCAACTAGCTGAAATAAACATAATGTGTTTCCTGTAATATTACTACACAAATTCTTAATAAACTCATTTCTTTTTACATGAGAAACAATATAGTTTATTTCTTCTGAATATGTATATGTTCGTATTCTTTTAGATTCTTCTTCTGAGTGCTTTAAAACAATACAATTAATATCTAATTTTGCAAGAGTATCATTATCCATTAATTCTTTTGTAGTAATAATTTTCTTGACTTTTCCAAATAAGCCCTCTAGTACTAAACGATGTGTCTGTGTGCCATCAAGTGTTCCTGTTAAACCAAATCTATATTTTACATCTCTACTTTTAGTCATAATATCAGTTAAAGATTTTGCTTTAAATAGATGAGCTTCATCACCGATAAGACAACCATATTGTGCAAAGTATTGACTATGAAGTTTGTAAATTGATTGCCATGTAGAGATTACAATTGGTTTTTTAGAACCTTTATCACGGCCTGCATATACTCTATGAATGAACTCATCTTTCCAACCATAGTCAATAAAGTCAGAATACATTTGTTCAACTAGTGATGTAGTAGGAACTAATATTAATGTCCTTAATCCCATCATATGATAATAACGAATGAGTGTGTATATTATTAAAGATTTACCCGATGCAGTAGGAGAAACAAGAAGAGCCCTATTTGTTGATATAGCATGATGGATTGCATCAATCTGATAATCACGAAACTCAATTGGCTTTCCTTGTGAGGTGGGACGTAAGGATTTTGCGAAATCTCCAACGCTCTCACGAACAACATTCCTGTCATCTTCTACTCCTTTATCTATTATATAGTCAACAGAATTTTTTAAACAAAATTCTTTTATATAGGGTAACAACCCTACATATATTCTACCATTATGTGGAGAGAATAAACGTATTTTACCGTCCCACATTCTATTACGATATTGTGGCATAAACTTAGCGCCAGGCACTTCAAAAGTAAAATAGTCTGAAAGTTCTCTTTCTAAACTATCGTCAACTTCTAATTGTAAATATACTTCGTTTACTTTAGATATTTGCATTTTGTAAAGACTTTGGTTCACCATAATCGCCTCTAGCAATTATATTCCATGATATACTTATTCTGTCATCTTTATTATTCGGCACCCAATGTTGTAACCAAGAAGGAAATAGTAATCCTACACCCTTAACGGAATTAAACTGAATCATATTAGAGTTATCCCAATTATATTTTTTTCTTGGAGATAGTATGTGAGCTTGAGCTCTTGGATCAAAAAACTGAATTGGTGCAGTATTTTTAGATGCCTTTAAATAATATACTCCTGACATAAGATTGTTTGAATGAGTGTGTGGTGCGTGTGTTTCACCACCATGCATTGCATTTGCCCACATACCTGTAATTTCTAAACTATCGTATATGTATTCTAAGTCTTTTAAATATTTGTCAGTTGCATTTAAAACCGTATCTTTAAATGATTTAAATTCTGACAACAAATGAATATCATCTTCGGTTTGGCTAAAAATATCAGAGCTCTTAAATTTTATAAGTTCCTCACAAACAGAAGGCATTATATATTTAAATTCTCCAATTACGGTTGGAAAACATTTATATTTTTTTACATCAACCAACAAACCATACTCCATCTATCTCCTTTAGTAACTTTTAAAACTTCATGGGGATACATAAAGTTTGATGGAAATATAATTGCAGAACCTTTTTCTGGTTTAAATTGTTTATTTGCAATAATAATTTCACCTCCTTCATAGTCATCATTTAAAAATAATAATATTGTAGCTTGAGGAAACCCATATTGTTGCCCATGACTATGATGAATGTTATCAACATGATTTGACATAAAACCACCAACTCCGTATCTGTTAATACGAAAATCTGTTAATCGACTTACATTAAACAATGGAAACTCTTCTTTGTACTTTTCTATAGTCTTTTCAAATGATATTTTAACATCTGAATAAAGTTCATCATTACTTTTTATCCATGCGTCATCCATTAACACACGATCTGCTTTAACTACTTTACCACTATCGTGTGTTGCATAGCCTGATGGTTTAAATTCAAACTGTCTATTGGTTAATCTCCAACATAATTTATCATCAACAATACCTTTTTGATATTGTATGTAGTCTGTTACTTTGTAATCTTTTTTCATCAGTAAGTTAATCCTGCTTCAAATTTCTTCCATTCTATAGAATTTTTAATATCCCAACCACGGTTATCAACAGATTTAATGACACCTTTAATATAATCTACAACAGTTTCTAAGTAACCAATTTTATTCTCTGCATCTATTACATCATCATCAGATGTAATATATACACTCAAGTCTGTCTTTAATACTTTAAGGTCAAACGGTTTACTAATATAGATTTTTGCGTCAGCCTTACCACCATAGTATTCCCACTTCTGGCGATACAATCGTTTATAATCTCCTTTTGCTTTAAACAAAAGAAGCTCATACCTAGATTTGTAATCTAAATATTTTGCCTTTATTTCTTGATTTTTTAGAGATTCTGTATCTAGGTGTTCTTTATCAATACTCAAGTCTTGTTGGACTTGAGCTTTTATTTCATCAAGTGTCATTATCACTCCATTATAATGTATGCATCTCGTATAATTTATATTTAAAAGTTATGTTTGCTGTTATATATTCAACATCAGTGGTGTTTTGATTGTATTCCAATGCACTTAAAGATGTTGGAAACATATCATGGTAACGAACTTCAACTAGTGGATTATTTTTATTCGATAGAATAGTAAGTGTTGCATCTGAATAAAACGCTTTATCACTTATAGGACTACCAGTATGACCATCACCTCCACCTCCACTGCCCCTTGAGTTAGGTGTATTTGAACCAGTACGTCTAAAAGCAGTAAATTGTGATCTATTTTTTGGAAAACCAATACCTGTCATCCAATTATGAAT